GGTGCCAGATACAATCACACTAACTGGTACACTAACAGGTAATGCCACTTCTAATACAGTTACAGGAACTGGTACAATCTTTGACCAAGAAATCCTTGAGAACGACATTATCACAATTGGTGGTGTTGAGAAACAAGTGAGACACATTAAGAACCCAACTGAGATACAGTTAATGAGCCCACTAGGTTCTGATTTAACAAATGTAACTGCCACAAAGATTGGTGTTTCAGATGTTTGGAACGATAGGTTCTTGAAGCAATATGCAACAGCTAAAATCAAATATCAATGGGGTTCCAACCTAAGTAAGTTTGCTGGCATTCAATTGCCAGGTGGTGTTACACTTGATGGTCCAAGAATCATGGCAGAAGCACAAACAGAAATCGATAAGATTGAAGAAGAAATGCAATCTTACAATGTACTTCCTGGTGAGATGTTTATTGGTTAAAACATGGCAACTAATCTATACTTTAATAATTTTCCAGCTCAGATTACTTCTGAGCAATTGCTGGTTGAAGACCTCTTAATTGAGGCCTTAAAAATCAATGGCATGGATGTATTCTACTTACCAAGGTCAAGTCGTGACCAAGTAGATTATATCTATGGTGAAGATACACTCAAACAGTATACCGAGGCGTATGCTATTGAATTGTATATGGAAAACATTACAGGTATGGATGGTGAAGGCGACTTTATCTCTAAGTTTGGCTTAGAAATCAGAGATGAAATTACTCTATTAGTTTCCCGCAGAAGGTTTAAATCTACAGTTCCACAACCTAGACCTTTTGAAGGCGATTTAATTTATATTCCTTTGGTGCAAAACTTCTTTGAGATTACTATGGTGGAACATGAGAACGACCAAGCAATGTTCTATACATTAGGCCGTGGTCGTGGTGCCAACGTTTATGTTTATGCCTTGAAACTGAAACAGTTCGTATTCTCTAATGAGATTGTTGATACTGGTATTAAAGAAGTTGATGAACAAATTAGAGATGCTTATCCAAGAACACGTATTGCTCTCAGTACAGGTACAGGTAAGTTTGTAAATGACGAAATCATTTATCAAGGTCCTAATTTGTCATTCTCAACAGCACAGGCCATAGTTCACGATTTGACTCCAAACATCCACGTTGATGTGATTAGAGTACAGGGCAATTTTGTTTCTGGCAATGTGGTTGGTAACACAAGTGGTGCTCAATGGATTATCAATACAATTTCTGATACTGCCACAATGAACAATGCGTTTGAAGATGTGGTTGACAATGCAAGAATTGAAGCCGAATCTGATGGAATTATAGACTTCACAGAAAATAATCCTTTTGGTGAACCATAAGGAGTTTTAATATGAGTGTTGGATATAATCCAAAAGCGGTGACGAGTGGGTTAGTAATCTACCTTGATGCCGCTAATCGTAAAAGTTATAGAGGTTCAGGCAATACTTGGATTAATCTAACATCTAATAATGCTACATTTACATTAGCAGCGGCCAATGCAGCAGGTGCTCAAACTGTAACGTCTGTTTACAATACCGCAAATTCATCTTTACAATTTGATGGTGTAGATGATTACTTGGACTTCTACACATCCAATTTAAGTTCAGCTACAACTTGTACAGTTGAAATGCTTTGTAAACTAAACGCTCTTGGCGCTAGAATGATGTTTGGATTCACATCATATGATATTTACTTAACAGGTAGTTCTCTTGGTTATAACACTGGTAATAGTGATGTATTTGGAATAAGTTCCGCTGATGTTTCTTCTTTAGGATTAAATGGCAATTGGGTTCATTATATGTTTGAGATGAATAATAATACTTCTCAAAGTTCTAATCCATATACTGCAAATAAAATTTATATTAATGGTGTTTCTAGACCTTTGTCACAAATTTTTGGATTTCAAGCAGGTTCTAATAGAACATTTACTAATGGTGCTGGTAGAATAGCTGGTTGGAAAAATGATGATAACTATAGAGGTTCTTTTGATTGTTCGTTTTTTAAAATTTACAATCGAGCATTAACTCCTGCTGAAGTACAACAAAGTTTTAATGCTGTACGTGGAAGGGTTGGCATATAATGGCACTATCACACGGAATATCCAGAGCTAGATTGTTAGAAGATAACGGTCTTTATGGTAGAAGATATGTTGGTTACTATAATGATATTTACACATTCTTTGTTCCTTCATTGTATCATGGAGACACAAATCAAACCACAAGTATTAACTCATTTACAAGTAGTGCCGACAATTACAGTTGGATGTGGTTGGGTTATTTCTTAGCACCAACGACAGGTTCATATACATTCTTCACATCTTCTGATGATGCGAGTATGTTGTGGTTAGGCAGAGATTCTGCTATCAATACTTGGAACGCCTCGACCGCATTAGTTAATAATGCTGGTGCTCACGGTGTTATTGAGACCTCAGGAACAACTAACTTGGTTGCTGGCGTTATGTACCCTATGCGAATAACTTTTGGTGAAGCAGGAGGCGGTGATATTATAACAGTCTCATTCTCAGGACCAGGTATTGCAAAAACAACAAATGGTGCAGGCTATTATTATGGCGGCACCACTTTGTGGAAAATGTTGAATGGTGCTCTATGAGTGTACAATCAGGACCTAATGGCATCGAGAGTGGGTTAGTATTTTACCTAGATGCGGCTAATAGTAAGAGTTTTGCCAATACTGGAAATACTTGGACCGACATGAGTGGCCTTGGAAATAATGGTACATTAGTAGGTGGTGCAGCTTATAACTCTGGTAATGCAGGCACGTTTTCTTTTGATGGAGTAAATGATTGTGTGAATTGTGGGAATGCAGCATCTTTAGACATTAGACGGACGATGACTTTAGAAGCGTGGTTTAAAGTAAACTCCTTTAGTTTTGCTAGTGGGTGGAGTAACATTATTAATAAAATGAATGCGGCTGGAGACCAAAATACAAGAACGTATGCTGCATGGTTAAATTCATCACAATATGTCCACCTTACAACAGCAGATTCTACTGGCCAAGAAGCCTTTAATACATCAGCCATTCTTGTTGCTAATCGATGGCATCATTGGGTAGGAATAATTGATAGAACAAATGGAAATGTTTTTCAATACATTGATGGCAATTTAAATACTAATGGCAGCGGTACTGTGAGAACAACCGATACTGTAACTCATTCCAATCCATTGTTTTTAAATATTCCAACGGGTAGTTGGGCTAATCACTTTCCAGGAAATATTGCAATTGCTAAAGTGTATAACCGTTGTTTATCTACAGCTGAAGTTAGACAAAACTTTGCTGCTCACAGGGGTCGGTTTGGAATATAATAAATAAGCCACTATGCTAGGAAACCAACACTTTTACAACAGAACCATACGTAAAATCGTAGTGGCTTTTGGCACTTTGTTTAACGACATTCAAATTGTTCGTTACAACAAAGACGTTAATCAATCTTATGAGACATATAAAGTACCTCTTTCATATGGACCAAAAGAACAATACATCACACGTATTACAAGTGACCCCGATTTAACAAGGTCTATTGCCACTCATGTGCCACGCATTTCATTTGAGATGACTGGTATGGCATATGACTCAAGTAGAAAAAAAGTATCTACGTTACAGAATTTTGCTCTTGATGCTAACAATGGCCTAAAGACACAATATGCACCTGTACCATATGACTATGAGTTTTCTTTATCAATCTATGTGCGAAACACAGAAGATGGTACACAAATCATAGAACAGATTTTGCCATTCTTTACACCTGATTTTAATGTTACAGTTGATTTTATTCCTGGCATGAATCAGAAGTATGACCTTCCAATCAAATTGGAGTCAGTAGCTACTAACATTGAATATGAAGGTGACTTTTCTACAACCAGATTGATTGTTTGGGACTTGACATTCACAGTCAAAGGTTACATTTGGCCACCAGTTAAATCTGGTGGTGGTTTAATTGGTGCCTACAGTACAACTGCTAGTGCATATGGTTACACAAAGACTAATATCTTTATCGATACACAAGGCCGTGATGCTCAACGAATGTATGTTGACTATGCCAATGGTAACAATGTGTTCACCACAGGCGAAACAATTAGAGTTGAAAATAAAGACGTTACTGGTAAGGTTGTATATTTCAGTAACACAGAAAACGGTGTTCTAGTCCTTGGCGAACTAAGTAGTTTGGTAACTGCTAACGACTTTGTTCTTGGTGATTACACCAATTCAAGGTACAAAGTAATCAGTTTAGATTTGACACCATTGAATGCAGCTGAGGTTATTGTTAGACCTGATCCTGCTAATACAGCACCAGATGACCAATTTGGATTTATTGATGAAATTACTGAATGGCCTGACACATTGATATGAAAAAACTAAATGAAACTTTATCGGAGGTTTTAGATTTAGAACCTATCGAAACAATTGCAACAGAGATTGTACCAGTTACAAACACTGTGGTAAATGATGATGCTGATTTTGCTAGACAAAATATCCGTGAGTTGATTGAAAAGGGTAATTTAGCAGTTGATGGCATTCTGAATGTTGCCAAAGAGTCAGAACATCCAAGGGCATATGAAGTTGCGGCCAATTTAATTAAGAACCTATCAGACTTGAATAAAGATTTGATGGAGATTCAGAAGCGCAAAAAAGATTTAGACCCACAGGCCGCTAAAAGAAGTGGTGATGTGAATGTAGATAAGGCAGTATTTGTTGGTTCAACTACTGAACTTGTTAAGTTTTTAAAGAACAATAAATAAGGATACTATGGAACAATTAATCGAACAACTAAAAGTTATTCTAGGCACCAACTTTGGCCTGTATTTGAAAGCACACAACTATCATTGGAATGTTGAAGGTAATGATTTTCCACAATTCCATGGTTTTCTTGATACATTTTATACTGAAGTGTTTGCTCAGAATGATCCGATTGCCGAACACATTCGTTATTTAAATGCATATGCACCAGGTTCTTTCAGTAGATTCTTAGAACTATCTGTTGTAGAAGAAGCAAC